TTTGAAGCGTAGAGTTCCGTAATAAACCCAACTTTATCTGGACATATGTTCATATTCTCAATATGTTTACAAACATCATCTTGATCGGCCCAAGAAGGTGTCTTCAAGAAACATTTTGAAAGAACTTCACAATATTGTTCAAGATCGTTTACATACATTTTTTCAGAATGACCCAGCAACATTCGTGAAACTACTCCGGAACCGGAGAACGCATCGGCGCATGTTGATGGTCGGAGTTTCTCCACGACATCTTGGATTTTATCAACAAGTTTCCTTTTGTTTCCAATATATGTTATCATTGGCTGTTGAATAAAGTCTGTCATTCTTAGAATTTAATGAAACGATTTCTCTAATACAGGCTGCGTCACTCACTACTCTCAAAAACATGTGAATATACTAAATGTCCACGGATATTAATACTCTCAATTTGTCTGATAATGGAGATGGAATGGTACCTTTGAATGATAACCCCACTACAACTTTCGTGAATCGTGAGCCCGTGTTTTCACAACCCGAAAAAAATGTGAGTCAAAGTAAACAGACGATGGACTCTACGCCAATCAATGACATTATGATGGAGCCACCAATGATGATGGAAGAGCCCAGGATGCAAGGAATGATGCCACAAATGACTGCCCCACAACCCCAGGGTAGTTATGCGATGCCACAACAAGAAGCGAAGCCAGAAAGCAAGAACCCATTCAACCTCACGGACGATCAAATGATTGCTCTCGTTGCGGGTGCTGCGGCTGCTCTCGCGGTGTCTAAGCCAGTTCAAGACAAGCTCGTGACTTCAGTCCCCAAGTTTCTTAACGAACAAGGGAGCCGAAGCATGATTGGCTTGGCTTCAACAGGTTTGGTTGCGGCGCTTGCATTCTATGTGGCGAAGGACTACATCGTGAAGCCCTGATTACTTGATTCCCAACCCATATTAGAATAGATTGAATTATCAATACCTGTATAATAGGTGATTAAAGCTCCTGCTGCAAATGCCGTCATGAGCAAGGCACTCAACTTAAGTGTCTTGCCCCTGTCACTTCCATATTTTTCAACCGCCTCTCGTGTATCTGTTGAAAATGTATTGATCGCGAATGTAATAATTAAGGCGATAATACTCGTAGATACGAAAAAGAGACGATCCACGGCAAGTCGTGGAATACTTCCAACAATGAGACGAAGCACATTTGGCACCACTACAGTCAACCACACGAGGTTAAGATTGTAGTTTTCGCTCATGTGTGGAACGAGTGTCGTACCATACACAGCGAGCCAATAGGCAATGACCATAATCAAAACAGTTAATGGTGTTTTCATTTAATATGGACGAAGAAGATTATTTATCCTGAATGTGCTGTCCACAAAACTTAGTTCTCTCTGGAATCTTGTCATATATACCTAATTCTACGCACATATCACGGAGTTCAATATAATTACTCCAAAATGCATCCGAATGTGAATATTCGTCAACGGTACAATGGGCTAACTCATGGATGAGAACATGGAAGATTTCATTGGGTGTTCCATCAAGACATATCGCAATTTCTTGACCCTTGTTTGTGTTATAACCCACCGTGCCATTCATGGAAATGTAACCTGTTATGGGTATACAGTGTGACAACATGCGAAACTTCTCATGACCATTGGAAGTTAGGTGTTCACGAAGAACGCGATATTTTTCCTTCACCTCGGTGAGTTGTTGAGGTTCCTTGGTCTGAGAAAGTATCAACAAGTTGATGAGAATTAGTATAATGAATGCGATCATCTCTTATATACAAAGATAAATTTACTATAAAGTTCTGAGATTGGGTTGCCCGTGAGACCTTCCCAAAGTTCTAATCTAAATCCTATAGCTTCCAGGTGTGTGATGAGAAGGTCTTTGTAGGCTATAGGTTCAGACCTAGGTCCATCTGCGTAGAAGGGGGTGTCCACTAAGTTTACAAATAGTTTTTCACCGTAGCCGCCATTACCATGGGTCTTCATGAGAAAGAAGTTTCCCATATCATCTTTGAGGGGCACTCTAAATGTCACTTTCTCTGAATCTGGTATAATACCCACAAGTCTCCCACCAGGTTTCATTCTCTTTTTGATTTCACGAATTGAACTAAAGAATTTGTCTCGTGACGCAAAAATATAATGAAGTGAAAAGTTGTAACACACAATGTCATACTTCCTATTCGGACAGTCGTGTATGTCTCCCTCATAGAAGTTTACCCGCATGTGCATATTCTTTGCACGAGACTTAGCCTCCACGAGGGCTGCTGGCTCTGGATCGCACATACTCATATTTGCGCCACACTTGTGCCATTTCTGAAGATCACCACCAAAACCACAGCCAACATCCAAAATCTGATTACCTTCTTGGGTCACAGACTGTATGAGTTCCCTTTTGGCATTATTATGGTTTTTGCGGATCTCTTCCATACTTTTAAAATTATCTATTCTTTTAACACACTTAGGAGCCTCTTGTTTGAAATATCTACATATTCCTGATTTATGTCAAATCCTATATATTTTCTATTAGATTTTACAGCTGCTACCGCGGTTGTTCCACTACCCATAAATGGATCAAGTACAATAGCATCCTTTTTGGTAAATAGCTGAATGAGATGCTCTATGAGATCTACAGGTTTCACAGAAAGGTGTGTATTGAAGTCACCCTTTTCAGACTTTGTTGGCTTCTTTACTAAAAAGACGCTATCTAACACACCTTCCTGTACAGTCATAACATTTGATGGAAATTTCCCATCGACTTTGGTCTCTTCGGATGTGTTTAAAAGACCTGTACCATATTTTTCAAAATTGTCTATGTATCTTCCCTCAATAGGTTTAACTGCGAGACACATGGGTTCAATTGCCGGTTTTAATTGAGGCGTTCTCCAATCTTTACACACTTCTTTTAGGTTGTCCTTTTCCTCTCGCGTCTTTGTCTTGTCTTTCTCTATTATATGATCTTGTGAAAATGCTTTTACTTGCGATTGTGTGTAAATCCAGGCTAGCATATCCCTAATTTCGAAACCACCATCTTCTATGGCCATAGTCATAGAATGATAGAGTCTTGGACTACTAAACGAAACAAATGCACCACCAGGTTTTAACACTCTGAAAATCTCTTTTGAAACTTCTGAATAAAAATTATAAAAATTCTTTGATTGTTTTCTATCAAACTTCATACCCTTTGGTAAGTTTCCAACAACGGAAGAGGTGCCCTTTTTATCCAACTTACCCTTGTCCCAATCGTTACCGAGACCATCTAAAAAATACGGTGGATCGGTGCACACCATATCGACGGAGTTTTCGGGAAGTTTCTTCATTCCATCGAGGCAACTGATAAGTTCAATTCTATTGACTTCCATTATTACAATAAACGGTGCTAGACTTTAACCTTGATTTTTTCAAACTGGCGATTGAAAATATAATTATCGCGAAATCGTGCTTGAATCGGGGGTTGATAGAATAAATTTTCCGGTTCATTCCCCTTTGAAGCGTCGAGATGTCCAATCTGCCATCTGTCTATGGGTACACTCAATATATGCAGATGCACCCATTTGATTTCTGAGAGTTTCTCCGTGAGGTAATCGTAAGCATTCTTTGACCACTTTATTCGAAGATAATCGAGGAGAATTCTACACTCTTGTTCTTTTCTTGTCATTTTTTGAATCCAGTATCGCTTGACTTCAGCAACTTGCTCTTTTTTTGATCCATTTTCAAGAACATGCTTATTAACGGAGATTCTTTTAGAAATGTCGTTCCATTTTAAAGCAAATGGGTACTCTAACGAATAGAGACCGGATTTGGCATCAACAAGTTTAAGCTTACCAGAACATACCTTATTGAATGGTTGGATACTGTCACGGGTCTCAAGTCCTAGATCTCTAAAGAACTCTACGGTTTCACTTGGTGTAATAAACCTATTTCCGCCCCTATTCTCAGGTTGTGCGAGGAATGCCAATGCCTGACCACCAATTGTCTTTACCCCGGGTAGATTGATATGATTACTTTCCGCAAAGGTTAGTAGTTCTTGTGGATAGCTGTACATGTTAATTGACTAGGAATTATAATCCTTAAGGCAACTTAAGTTGTACATCTTCAGAACCAATTGAAGAAGATGGAAGCCAATTGAATAGGTAATAATAAACATGACCACTCCCCTGTAAAAACTTAAGTCTCTCGAGATCGGTTCGCAACTGACCAATGTCTAGAGTATTAAATACATCGTATCCTAAATTCCTAGCAATCAAAAACGCATCATTGTAAACATCGCCGACCATATAAAACGCATATGCTTGTTTCACAGAGTCCATATTGTCTACTCGGTCATATGGAACATCATAGAAAGAGATAAAGTCTTCAGTCTCATCATTTACATAAGAATTAATAGGAAGTATCCATCTTTTTACCCAATCTTTATTTATGACTGGAGCAATTTTAAATTGTTCAAAATACTTTTTCAATATTATTGTAACTTTTGGAATATCTTTAGAAGTCATCTTTCTAAATTGTGAAGTTCCACGAAGTTCAAAGTATTTTTCCCTCAAACGATCTGTCTGGTAGAATCCAGTCTTGACAAGTCTCTTGATATTTAGGAATCTATGCCAATATGTACTCTTAACTATGGGTGTTGGTATTTTAGTTACCGCTGTATATACTGCTTGCCAAATATTGTTTGTGTTTGCAATTCTTTTGATTTCACTGATAAGTATTGGAGCAAATCCCTTGTCCCTATACTTGGGATGGACACAAAGGAAATTGATCTGAACCATGTCAAGAATATCGTTACACACCCTCACTTTCATGGGTGCGCTCGATATGTAACCAATGAGTTCTCCACTTTCGGTGTGGCGAATACCCTTACCAGGTAATTCAGTCGCCCATTTGAGAGTATTGGAGGAATAGCACAGTTTAAATGTTTCATCACACACATAGTGTTCACTCAAAAGTTTATGTACTTCTTGAAGGGGTGGCTCTGTCCACGAAAATCCATCGGGGAGTTCAATGGGTTCATTGACCATCTTTCTCTCTTTTTCAATTTCTTTGCCAGCCTCGTATGTCATACCTTCATGAGGAACAGGTTGTTTATCCCAAAATGTTCTCATTGACTTATAATCACATAATACTTTTAAGCTGGCTTAAAGTTTTAATGGTAGTATAACACATAAAATGTCTCTCGAGCAAGATTATACCACTGTTCCTGGTCAGCTATACGCATGCCTTTCTGTCGTTGGTCCAGAAGCGCCACAAAAGAACGATAAGTTCGGTATCAAGATTCGTGGTGCCTTCGCCTCTCGCGACGAAGCTGCCGCGCACGCGAAGCGTCTTCAAAAGGAAGATAACACCTTTGACATCTATGTTGTTGACATGTACAAGTGGCTTCTCATCCCCCCAGATCCTCTTAAGATTGAGGATGTTCACTACCAAAATGAGAAGTTGGAGGAAATCATGAGTGGTTACAAGGAGAACCAATCCGAAGCTGCGCGGATGTTCAACGAGCGTAAGCGTGACATGATGGAGGCGAAGTCATACGCGAAACCTGGTGACGAAAACTCACTCTTCTACACCAAGCCAGATGAACCACCCGTGAGCCACCCAGCCGAAGTTCTTGAGCGCCTCAAGAAAGAAAAGCCAGACGCCTCTATGGAAGATCTTGTTAAGGAGGCTGATGCCGTTGTCGCCGCTGAGATGGAAGAGCGACGCAAATGGCGCGAAGAGCAGGCTTCTTCTACCGAAGCTAAGATTGAAGAAGCTAAAGATGAGGGTGAACCAGAAGTTTCATCAGCCTAAATATAATATTCGTTAATTTTAAAGCAAAATGTGGAAAATTCTTATGACCATACTTTTGACAAGTGCGTTCTTTATT